GTGGGCGTATCGGCATCCGGAGCGGGGGACGCCGGTGCCGCCGCCGTATCTGTTGCTGGCGTGCAATCCGGACATCGAGCTGCACTGGATTTACCGGCGGTTTCATCCGGAGAGTCACGAGCATCAGACGACGTATGCGGCGCTGGGGTACCAGATGGTGGACATGCCGTCGACGTCGAATCGGTTTCTCGGGGAGACGAACCTCGCGTTGCTGCTCCAGCAGGACGAGGCGTTCATCCGGCGGAACGTGGAGGGGGTGTGGGGGTTGCCGGAGGGGGCGATTCACACGGTGCCGGCGGCGTCGTATGTGGACGGGGACGACGCGTTGCTGGAGCACTTCCGGCGGGACTGCCTGTTGTTCCGGACGATGGACCACGGGGATTCGGCGCCGACGTGTTGTGTGTGGTGGGCGGTGGATCGCGATCAGAACGTGTTCGGGTATCGGGAGTACTACAAGGCGAAGGCGTTGATCTCGGCCCATCGGCAGGCCATCAGCGATCTGTCGATCGGCGAGGACTACGATCTGAATTTGGCGGACCCGAGCATCTTCTACCAGGCCCAGCAGCCGAAGGGCAGCGGGAAGGCGCGGTGGTCGGTGGCGGATGAATATGCCGACACGCGGATGTCTCCGCGGTCGACGGCGATCTACTGGAAGGGCGCGGACAACAACGAGCTGGGGACGCGCAACCGCATCAACGAGTACCTGCGGATCGACCCGACGCACACGCATCCGATCACGCGGGCGGCGGGGGCGCCGCGGCTGTACTTCGTGCGCCGGAGTGCGGCGTATCCGCAGGGGCTCTATCACGTCCTGCGGGAAACGCGGTCGCAGCGGCGGGTGAAGGTGGGCACGGAACTGGGGAAACCGATCTTCTCGGACGATCGGGATGACACCGTGGCGGATCATGGGTATGATCCCGTCCGGTACCTGATTGCGTCGCGGCCGAGTCTGCTGCCGAGCGCCAGCGGCGCCCCGGATGGATCGTTCGCGCAGATACGGCGGCGGCTGATCGCGCCGCGACGGCGGTTCTAACCATGAGGCACTGGCACGCGACAGTCGGCTGGGCGGCGCCCGCGCCACGGTCCCGGCGGCACGGCCCCGTTCGGCGGCGCGTGGCGGCGCATGCGGGGCCGACGCCGGCCCAACGCGCCCGCGATCTCGCGCGTCGCGTGCCGATCGGCGCGCAGGGCCCAGGCGTGGTGATGAGCGAGGACGCGGCGCTCGGCGGCGGCAGCCCCAAGGCCGAAGCCGCAGCCTTGGTCACGATGGTGCGGTCCGGCGCGGAAACCGTGACGTCCGCGCGCGCGTTGATCGGCATCCCCGCGCAGACGCGCCGGGTCTTCCTGTCGTTCGTCCAGCGGTACCCGATCGACGCCGCGATGATTCATCACGCGATCGCCTTCCGGGCGGCGACGCGGCGAGAGTTCGAGGCCATCCTGCGCGCGCAACCGGACCGGAGTCCGGCCTGATGGCCGCGGACGTCGTGACCGAAGCACGCGCGGCAGGGAGTCAGCGACATGGCGAAGTCCACTAAGCGCCGGTCCACGCGCACGTCGGATCCGCACGCCCCGCGCGCGACGGACGCCACGACGTCTGCGCGCACGCCGATCGAGGACGACAAGGACGTGACGATGTGGATGACCCGCATCCGCGTCGAGAACAAAGTCTTCGAGGACTGGGAAAAGACGTACCGCTGCGAGCAACTGTGGCGGTATTACCGGGGTCGGCAGTGGGACGGTCAGACCGATCAAGTCGCGAACGAGAAGTACACGATCAACGTCGTCTTCGCCTCCCTCGAGACGCAACTGCCGGCGTTGCTCTTCAATCGCCCGAAGGTGCGCGTCGAGGGGCGGCCGGGCCGCGGCGATGATGACGTGGCCTCCGCGCGCGCGTCCCTCGCGCAGTCGTTGCTTCAGACGTTCGTGGACGATCCGAAGGTGCACTTCAAGAAGCAGACGAAACTCGCGCTCCGCGACGTCTACTTCCGGTTCGGCATCATCGAGGTCGGGTACTCCGGCGACTACATCGACAATCCGAACGCCGACAAGCCCGTGTTGCGGCCAGACAGCGAAGACCCGGTGATGGACAGCGACGGGACGACCCCGTTGACGCAGCCCAAGCGCGTCTTGAAAGACGGCGGCCGGGAACGGCTCTACGTGCGACGCGTGCCTCCGCGGACCTTCCGCGCGTCCCCGGGCCGGAACATTCTGCTCGAGAACGATTGGGTGGGGTACTACGAGTGGCACCAACTCGATGACGTCAAGGCGAATCCTGAGTACGAGCACACCGACGGGATGAGGGCGACGGGCGCGTTGGACCCGACGAAGGACGAGCGCGACGACGCGGAAGAGTCCGAACGGGTGAAGCGCGGCCAGATGGTGAAGCTCTGGAAGCTGTGGGATCTTCGCGCCAAGAAGAAGTTCGTGCTCGCGGAGGGCCATCCGAAGATGCTCGTGAACGGGAAGGACTTCAAGTTCCTGCCCCTGTCGGATGGCAAGTTCTACGAGCTCGAGGATCAATTCTTCCCACTGCCGCCGGTCTTCAACTGGATCTCCCCACAGAACGAGATCAACGAGATTCGCGACATGCGCCGGAACCACCGGCGTCGCTTCGTGCGCCGGTACCTGCGAGAGCCGTCGTTCAAAGAGCCGGAGTTCGCCAAGCTCGAAACCGGCGAGGACGGCGTGTGCGTCGAAGTGCCGTCGGTCAACCCGATGCCGATCGCCGTCGTGCCGGACGCGGACCTCTCGCCGCAGAACATGCAGCTCGATCTCTCTGAGTCGAAGGACGATCTCGCGACGATCACCGGGGTCTCTGGTGAACAGCGGAACGAGCCCGACGCGCCGACAGCGACGCAGGCCAACATCGTGAACGTCAACGCGCAAGTGCGCGAAGGGTCACTGCGGTTGATTGTGGCAGACTGGTTGGCCGACGTGTGCCGACTCATGTTGTTCTCGATGGTGGAGAACATGCAGCTCCCGGTGATGGCCAAGCTCGAGGCGGATCCCTTCGGCCCGATAGCGCCCGACACCATCGAGAAGATCGGCACCTGGAAGGCGATCAAGGCCGAGGACGTCGATGGGCTCGACGTGGACGTCAAGATCGACATCTCCTCGCTGTCGCCACAAGCGGAGCAGCAGCAGCTCACGCAGTGGATGTCGTTCTTGCAGGTCTGGTCGAATCCGGCCCAGCAGATTCTGCTCAGCCAGCCGGATCCGGTGAACGCGCAGGCCGTGCCGCCGTTCCTGCGAAAGACGCTCACGCTGTTCGGGATCACAAGCGAGCAGGAGATTCGATCCTTCTGGCGCGTGGCGCAGGCGCTCGCCGCCGCACAATCGCAAGCCGCCGCTGCCGCGCATCAGCAGGCCCCGGAGCGGATGAAGATTTCTCTGGCCCTGAAGGGCGAGGATCTCAGCAACCCGATGGTGCAGGCGGTCTTCGCGCGCGAGGAGATGCTCCAGACTGACTGGAACGCGAAGGCGCCGGCGATGTCGGCCGACGCCGGGACAGGCACGCCGAGTCCGCCCGCAGCGCCCGGCGCAGTGGCGGGCACGCCGGCGGGCGTGAGCCCCTCGGTGCAGTGATGGCGGGATCCGAGCGCGCGGCGCGGATCCCGCCTCCGCCACCCACGGAACACGCTGATCTCGATCTTGGCGATGGGGCGATTATTGTGCGAGAGTTTGCTGATGGCGCCTTCACACTGGATGTGAACAACGATCGGATGGTCCTCAGCGCGACGGAGATGCAGGCCCTCGCGCGCGCCTTCGTCGCGATCGCGGTGCGGAAGGGGTGGATGCCCGAGTGACCCTTCGTTACGCCAGGGCGGTGCTGGAGTGGTCAGGCTGGCGCACGCCGGAGGAGGTCTACATCCCGGAGCAACTGCGTCTCGATCTCGCGCCGCAACTCGCCCGCCCCGGCGTAGACGTCGTGGGGGCGTGGAGGATCGAGGTACACGACACCGGCTTCCTTCAAACGGTGTGCGGGAGTCGTGCGGATACTCGACGGCTCGAGTACCTCAGGGACAGTTCGAGGAACCGACTCCTCCGGCGCGTCGGCGTGATGCAGATCTTGCCGGCAGAGTTTCCGGTCCTGATCGTGGGCGAGCATGGGTCGTGGCCCTTCGAGCTCGACATGACGATAACGCCGATACCAGAGCTGGGGCACTGACCAACGCAAGCGAGAGGAGACCGCCGATGCGAATCCGAGTTCCGGCCATGGCCGCGCCGTCACGGAGTCGGTGGCGAGCCCGCGTGAGGTTGAGATTCTCTACACGCTGTGAGGAGGCATCCATGCTGACGCGACGCGCCATGCTCGTGAGTCTCGCGGCGCTGGCGACCACCGGCTGCGGAACCCCCCTGCGAATCGTCACTGCACCGTTCACGATCAAGCACGCGCCGGTCGCGATTCAGGCCACAGTGTTCGACGGCGCCGGCGTGGGCGGGCAGATCGGCTCTGGCCCATCCTTCCCGGTTGTCCTGTCGTGGGATCCGCCCACCGGCGGCGGTCCGGTGGAGACCTACACCGTCACGCTCGACGGCACGGCAGTCCCCTCGGGAACGGACCTGACGCCGGCGCCGAGCGGAGGCACAACGAGCTTCACGTTCACGGGTGTGCCTGTGGGGCCGCACGTCTTCGGTGTGTTCGCGCGCAACAGCTTCGCCGCTGGTCCACCGGCGACGCTCTCGCTGAACGTGAACCCGCCGAACGCACCGACCAACGTGAAGGGGAAGAAGGGGTAGATGTCGGCCCTGTCTCCAGACGACATCAAGGCGTGCTGCTACTGGTGCCCATGCCAGGCGCTGATCCTTGGCGGGGTCATCCTCGAGGGCCGTCAGATGTGCGCGGAGTGCGCGCGCAAGACCTGCCGCCGATGTGGGCAATCCCTGGCGGTCTGCGTCTGTCGGGCCGATCGCTGCGAACGCTGCGGCGTGCGGTACGGTGTAGGCCAGTGGCCGTTCTGCAAGGGCGGACACGACTGGTCGTCACAGCTCCACACGTTCGCCGCGTACTTCGACGTCGGTCTCGGCATCGAGGTCAATAATCCCGGCGATCGCTACGCGGCGATGCGCGGCGAGAAGACCTGCGACGGCGACGTCATCAAACCACAGCTCGACTACCGCGAGAAGGTCTCGCCGGGCGAACTCTCGGCCCGTAGGGACCGCATCGAGCAGCAGCGGAGTCGATCTCTCGAGCGCCATCGGTGACGCACTGATGGGGGCCAGTAACGTCGAGGTCCAGACGCTCGTGGATCTCCTCCAGGAGCTGCTCGGATTTCGCGTCGAGGCGGGCTCGATCACGATCCATCTTGCGGACGGCGGCAAGGTCCAGAAGGTCGATCACCTGAAGGTCTGGCGCCCGGAGCGGCTTCGTCCTTGACATAGAAGACTCGGTAGGCGCATTCTGGCGAGCGTTCCGGCTCACTGGCACACACCAAGGCCGGGCGGTTTTCCCTTCACCGGGGAGACCGCCCGGCCTTTTCTCGTTTGTGCCGCGCGCGGAAGGAGAGAGCCATGCAAGACGAGCCAGTGGACGAGACACCGGAGAGCACGTCGTCGGAAGAGAATCCCGGCACCGGGACGTTCGACACGACGGCGACCGATGCGACGCCGCCGCGTTGCGACTGTCCTGCGCTTGAGGGACCGCACGTCCACCTGCCCGGCGGCCCCGCACCGCTGGAGGCATCCTGAGATGGCGAACTGGATGGCTGGGGCGGTGACACA